ACCCCTGAGGGACTACATCATCCTCTCCTCGATCAAAGGTTCCGAGGAATTGCTTGAACGTAATCGGTTCGTGATCCAGCATGACTACGCTCGAACGATAGCATACTGAATGATCACATCGATGGCCGTAGCCCCGGTCAAAGATCCACCGGTCTTCCCGACCGTAACCGGAGTGTTGGCATCGAGAACATCGAATCCAGCTCCACCATTCGGAATCGTGACCGTCGCCGTTTGTTGGGATACGAGCGCATTCTGGGTAAGAGCCGCGACTGGAGCAATCATCGGAGAAAGTGCTGCTGCTCCTTGCGTCCCAGAGACGCGAACATCGGTAGCCCCTGCTGCTGCTCCACCAATTGCGATCATCGCAGCACTGATGATGCGATACTTGTAGTTGTTGATCGCGTTCAGGATGGTGTAGCCCGCGTTGACCTGAGCGGCCGTGATTCTTTCCCGCCAGCAGAACAGAGAATCGTTGTAGATCTCCATCTTTTGCTGAGCAAAGACATTCTGCTTTGAGGTTGGGGGCATTTTTCTCTCCTATTGCCGATACCTTGTCCTTTGCCTTCTCACAGGTCGAAATTGACGCTGTGAAGTGTTGACCCCAGTGAGAATATCGAAAGCAACCTCTGCGTCTCCGTTTAGAGCGTCGGCTCTTGAGTAGTTCTCCCCAAGAACCATCGCAGCAATAGCGGCTAGACGAGAGGTTAGGAAGGTCTCTGAATCCATGATCCCAATCGGAATCGAAACACTGGTTATTAGAGGATAGCCCTTCCGATAACGAATCAAAACCTCCCGATTTGACAGTGCTCCTACGAACTTGATCTCATCTTCTCTCCAGACCCAGAGCAAAAGCTCCTGCTGAGGAGCAGTTGTCGGCTCCCAGGATCTTTGGCTCATATCGACGTAGTCGGAAGCGGGCGCGCCTTGAGCTTTCTCCTTGAGCCATATGGGATAGATGAGGTCATTCGGTAATCCAGCACCATCGCCTAGCCTAGTGGTCCCTGAAGCAACCGAGATCGTCGTGGAAACTTCCTTCGTCTGCTGTTGACCGGAGCGAGAAAGCCTCTGTTGTAGCTCCCGATGAGCCTTCTTGAGTAGAGGAAGGAGGGCATTATCGGGATATATGATCCCTTGAGGGTCATTCAGGAGGATCTTAGCGTCATTGATGATCTCCTGAGCGAGAATCGCCATTTCGACCTCTTAAAGTTTCGCCGGGCGAACAGTTTCTACGTTGCCCGCTCCTAAGAACTCGATCTTGTAGCGTTCCATGTCGAGGATTCCATGACATGAATAGCAAATGCACGCCTGAGGATGGACCTGAGTGAAGCAGAACTTGCATTTTGAGAGGGCTTCCTCGATCCGATGATCCAAGAGCCACTCTCGATTCACGAGGCTAAGAGACATTGCAGCGGTCCTCTGGAGACTCGTTACAAACTTGTGCTGTCTGTAACGCGCCCAATCATCATCAGCGATTGCGACGAGATTTCTGAACCATTTCGACTGCATTTCTCGAAGTTCTTTCAAGAGATCGTTGTGCATCGATTCGAAAGCACGATGCCCGGACTCATCATCCCGATACTCCCCATTGACCCAGGCCAATCCTGGCTCAGCTTCGAGATGGACGTATCCGAGCATCGCACACTTATGATCCTCGACGATCGAATTGGCTACGACGTCGGAAGGATCTGGAACAATGAGCCTTGGACGGTTCTCATCGATGTAGACCGGATGGAAGCATCTCTGAACTGGGAACAGAAGATAGCCTCCATCCGGGGCCGCTGGGATCTTCCAGCGCTCTGGAATCAAACCTGGCTTGATCTCCAAAAGAGGATACGGTAGCATGGTAACGACGGTGGAGACGTCAACGTAAGACGGCATCCGGAGCCTCCTGAATATCGTAAGTTAGACGTTTCTTGCTATCGATGAAAGCTGAGTTCTCGAAAGCAAAGAGGGGTGAACGACCGGCATTATCGAGTTCTGCCAGAAAGTAGGGGATATCCGCCTCGACTTCCGCAATGTAATCCTCATGCATCTGCGAGTCGCTCTTCTTAACGATAGGCTGCTCCAAATGGTAGAGAATCACATCGACGATCCGGTCGTTCACCTCAAGTTGCTCTCCAGTATCCACGTTCCGAAAGGCGTAAAGAGGTTCGTAGGTCCCATTAACCGTGGGTCGATGAATGTCCAAGCTATCCCTTCCAGAAACCAGCTCCTTGTGCGCGGCTGCGTTTGGAGGTAGATAGGTAAGACGTTCAAGGACCCAGCAAGGAGGTTTAATATGCCAGTATTTCGGGACCTCTTTGAGAGCCGTGTATTCACGAAGGAAGATGGAACCGTAATAATCCGAGAAGGTTCCGATCCGAAATTCGTATTGGTCCCCAGACCAGACGATCTTTAGAATAGGCCGACCATCGAGAGAACGACCTCTACGAGCTAGCCTCTCATTTATATTCTCGATTATGAGCTTGTTCGTATTCATGATTAAGTCGGGGGACCGGGTTCATCTGTGCGAGGACACAGACGTCCCAGCCCGGCCCCCCTTCCGCCCGTCCTAGTAGCCCGACGGAACCGACAACCCGTCAATGTAGCTGCACGCTGCCGGGTTGTTGACGTAGGTATTGAACGATGCAACGATGTAGAAGATCGTCGCAGCGGCAACACCTCCCGAAGGTCCACGAAGCTCGAAGAGTTTACGCCCCTCCTCCTCGTAGTAACCCGCAGGATTCATCTCCGCCCGACCCCAAACCTCGTTGACCACGAAGTCGATGCGCGTCTTGTCCCACGAGTAGGACTTCTTGATTGGCGCGCCCGCCAACTGGTTCACGTCGAAGTAGAGATCGAGGCCACTCTCCTTGCCTCCCTGACGATTCATGACCTGGACGAGCTGACCAAGCTCCTCGTAAGCCTGAACCTGACAAGGATGCATCCACGCCGTCACCTGAACGCTGTTGTCCATCCCAACGCGATCCCCGATCCTGTTCAGAGCAAGGCGCGCGTGAGTCAGGGCAAGGGGTCCAGCCGCATTGACACGATTGGCTCGAATCTCGGGATTGGCCGTCCTATCCAATCCGAGCCAGGTTCCGGTCGATGCGTTGTTGTGATGATAAGGAACTCCAAGGAGAGACACCGGGTTCGCTCCTGAGAGACCCTCCAACACGATCAGATCACCCGGCGCTGGAGTCGTCGCCGCTCCATTGATCCGGAACTGCTTGTTGGGATAGTCTACCATGTCGATCTGGCAGGCGGTCCCTACGAGTGATCCAGATACCGGAGTGATGACCCGAGCAGCCGAGAGATTCGACTGGTAGACCGAAACGAACTGACCGAAGCGGAGTAGTCGGACGCCAAAACCGTCCGTCGTGCAGGTGTAAGTATCCTTGCCACCTGTCGTTGAGACGCTCGTGATCGTCGCGACTACTCCGTTGCCTCCCGTCATGAGGACTGAATCGACCTGACGACGGAACTCGGCCATGCTTTTCGCAAGGAGGTAGCGGAACGTGTTGACGACCGCCTTCCTCGCATCATCGGTGGCCCACTGAGCCTTCTTGTGCCACTCGACGCCGTGCTTGAGATGGACCGTATTGACCAACGCCTTGTCGAACGTGGGACCGTCACCGCGTCCCAGATCGCCGCCAGCCGGATCAAAGTGACCGAACCGACCACCGGGGCGAAGCTCAAGAGGCACTCTCATGTCACGGGCAGAGATCTTCTCTACGGGCCGCTTCTCCACGTTCCCGTAGAACAGGGAATCGCGGTCGAACAGAGTTGGGACCTTGCTCTGGGTCTTCTCCAACTCATTCGCCACGACCTGAGATTCTGTTAGAGGCATGTTTACCTCTGGCCCTTGAGTTTGATCTTATCTCCTCCCCGGTCCATCAGAATATCCATGTCGCTTGTTCGCCGATAATCGATTTTGGAAGGATCGAGAACCTGACCGGCGGTGCGCCTGAAATCTGCTGGACGACGCGAGCCTGCGAAAGATCTTTTCTCTTGGGTCCGTTCTTCCGTTTGGGGTTCCTGTTTCCTCTTCCCGAAGGTTTCGCTGAGCACACGTTGACGGATTGTCTTGAGCAGAGGTTTTGCACCCGACAGATAGGTGTTTACAATACTGTCTTTGCTCTGCTTTGAGAATGAGTCAGTGCGCCCCCGATCCCATACCACTGTCATCCTTCTGCTGTGTGTCTTGTCCGTGAGAAGAGTCTTGTCTAACTCCTCGATCACGTCACGAATGATATTTCTCTTTTGCCGGTCGGAGAGTCGGTTGTTGACATCGAGACCCTGGATGATACTAGCCTCCAGAGTCTTCATGATCCGACCGGAGACTTCTTGGTCCGCCTGTGTGAAACTGTGATTGGCGAAAGCTCGTCTTTCCTTTTCGAGCTGGATTTCCGCAGGGTGCTTTTTTTCCTCGTTTTCAGCGCGTAGACGAATATCAGGTATTTCTCCCCCGTTTGCAAAGACGTAGTTTGCAATATGCTGAGCAGACGCGGCGAGATTCTTGTCGTTTGTCTTGCGCGCGTATGTGAAGGCATGGTAGAGGAGTTCCTCGATGACCGGAGTAGTCGCCTCGATGTAGAGATTCTGATCAGCCTCTCTTATTTTAGACAGCCAGGAGGAGTTGATCTTCTTCAGAGCTTCTGGGTTGTTCTCCTTTAGCTCCTTGATGAGAAGGCTCGGATCTTTGTCTCCAGCGAGGGATCTTTCGAGCCGGAGATAATTGTTGGAGAAGACCGCAGCTTCACGAGCCTCCTCGGGAGTAGAGAAGATCTCGGAGAACTGACCCTCCCGGAAGAAGATGTTCTTCATTTCCGGGATCTTCTTGAAGAGGTCCGGGGCTACCGCCTTGATCTGCTTGACGGTCGGTCGTCCTGAAACTTCCAAGACTCTGGATTCTTCGTCTTCTTTGTCTTGGTCGGTTTCTTCACTGTCTTTTTCTTCGTCATCTTCTTCACCATCATCCCCCTCCATCGGAGGGATCTCACCTTCTCCCTCCTCTTCAAGACTGAGGATCTTGACATCATCCTCAATTTCTTTCTTCTCTCGATCCTCTTCGGATTCCGGCTCTGTCCCCTCAGTGCCTTCGTCATTGAGGACGGCAAGGTCGGCGGAGAGGTTGGTTATCTCCGAGGGTCCACCCTCGTCGGGATAGAAAAACGGAAGAAGATGCCGAATGAGCATGATCTACCTACTTCTTGAGGATTGCTGTCACGTTTCCGCCGGTTGACTTGATGAATCCTCCACCTACCTCACCCTGCCCGTTAGCTCCTAAGGCTAGAGCGAGACTTGCGGTGAAGGCCGAAGTATTACTCTGGACGATGGTCGGAGAGGTCCCATCGATGAAGAGGAGCGCGCGAATCGTCGGGAGGGCATAGACGACATTCTGTGTCAATGTCACTATCGTCCCGGTTGGAATCTGCTCGATAGGCATGATTTCCTCAATTTCCCTTCGTATCCTGTTTATCCGGTCCAGGAGGAGGACCGGCTTGACCTTGCATCATCATGTTACGCATCTGATCCATCTGAGCCTGATGTAGATGTTCCTTCATATGGAGCAGAACGTTCAGATACGCTTGTGGCTGGGTCTTCTTGTAGAACATCCCAACCTCAGATTTGAGCCAAGCCTTGCATGTCTCCGCTTCGACCTCGTTGTTATCCAGTTCTGGCTCAATTGGGATACTTGACTGCATCTGAGGTTGGGCCGGTTGGCCGTTTGGACCTATCGCAGGCATTGGACCTTCAGGCCCTGGGACCATCTGAGGCGGTTGCTCAGTGGGTTGCTCCAGAATCAACTCTGCGATCTCGGCCAACTGCTTGTTCCGGTCGTCATCACCGGGAATATATAGGTCTGGAACGCCTATGATTGCAGCAACGAGGGAGGCATTCTCGGGATGACGAATGACCGTCATAATGTCGTCATTGTTGTATTGAATGAGCTGCATGATAAGATCACGCTTCTGCGCCCATCCGATCGGAAATGACTCATTGACGTCTGGTTCTACCTCTCCAACCTTCCCTCCCATGTCCGCTTTTTTGATCCAAACATTGACGAAGGAGGAACCACGCTGCTCAACGTATTTCTTATCCTCGTCCATGTGGTTGGCAAATGATCGGACACTCTTCGAGAGCATCTGCGCCCACCACGTCTTAACGACCTTCCAAGTAATCTGCAATCTCTGAAGAGCTTGGGACCGAGACATCTCATATTCGCGCGCCGTTCCGGTCCCTCCCTGGATAGCTCCACCGAATACCGTCGGCAAAGCTCCAGAAACGAATTGACCCTCCCTTTCCAACCTCAACATGAATCGGTCAATTTCCTGGGAGATCGAGGAACTCTTTACCTCATAGAATCCTTCTCCGAGTGATCTTCCAGATGGAGCTTTGGCGGGAGAGATCTGACCGGGGCGCGCCTCTGATTTATCATAAGCATCGAAGTTTAGCACGTCTGGATCCGCAAAGATTTCGGGGATGCCAAACTCGATGCCTTCGAGTGTCAGATTATATGACTCATTGGTCATATCTTGGATGGGAACGACGGCCTCTCCTATCGAGGTTGCATGGATCGTTTCGGCGAGAGGATACTGAGTAAAAGTCCAGTGATCGAACATATAATCCTGGACAGCTTCTGCGACGATATCTTTATTCAAGATCACCGCATAGCATCCAGAAGGGAACATGGTTTTTAATTCCTGGATATCCTCATCTCTGTTCCCAACTCCAAGGATATTGAACGCCCAGGGTTGCAGCCAAACTCTCTTGGTAGTTATGAGGTCGATTGGCATATCCGCTGCCACGTAGGATGGAACACGGACGGAGCGATCGAATGTGTCGAA